TAACAAGCTGTATTTGAGAATACGCTTTTGCATCTTGAGCCGCAATTGGTACACCAGATTCTAGTATTGCTTGAGTCATCGCTGCAGCACCCATTGAAGATGCCCCTATTCCTCTAGATTGAAGGATGCTTGATACTTTTCTTACAGAGGGAGCCGCCCACGGTGGTAAGGGCTTACCTTCCTCAATACTTTTCATAAGTTCAGAAAGTTGATAGGATGTTGTTGCTCTAGGATCTAACTCATCTGTTACTCCTTGTGCTATCGCACCTTCCGAAACAGTTCCTGTTACATCATCTAAATTTATAGCCCCAGTAAATGTTCCCTGTGCGGCATCCATTGTTCCTAAATTGGGTCGTGTTTTAGCTAATTCACCAGCACTTATTTGTCCTAAATTAGCTGAAGGAGTAGGGGATTCCACATTTAAATTTGACGTATCGGCAAGTTTTAAATCTGGAATAACTATATCCCCCAACTCCCCTGTACTTGGAGATAATATTTCATCAGGGTTTTCAGTTAAATTTACCCCTTTTACAGTATTATCTTGTCCTGATTTAACTTTAGCTTTAAATTCTTCTTCTGGAATTGGGATAGTTCCACTATCTCCTAATGAAGCTACGTAATCATCGTAGTTCGTAAAACCTTGATATGCCATAATTATTTACCTATTAGTATCTTATCTAGTTTATCTTCTAATCTTTGCAACGCATCCATTACAGTGTGCATGTCCTCTTTAACATCATCACGTTTTGCGTATTCTTCACGAGTTTTATTTAACAGTATATCTAGTCGTTTCATCTCTGATAGCACACTACGAAACATCCATATAGCAGGTGCTATGATGAGTGTAAGAACTCCATTCCAAAATAGTATAGGACTTATTTCCATTTGTCTGTTACCCCATCTGTACTAAACATCAAATGCTCCGTACATATCAGAGAATTGAAATTCTGTATCGCCAACACCCCCTGTAGGAACATTACCGTTTATGGCACTTGTGCTTGTACCAGTTGAATTATAATTACCAGTGCCATTACCAAAACTAACAGATGCATTACCTTCATATCCCCCAGAACCATCTCCCCTTACTCTAGCTCTGCAACTTCCAAAAATTAAAAATTTAAATGATGTAACTCCATTCGGTATTTGAAGGTTTGTGCCACTTGATATTGTAGTAGTTAAACTTCCATTTCCTGAGTCACAATTTCCACTATTTCCTGTACAAACCCAGTTGGATGGAACAGCGTTGTTGCCTGCTGCAGTAAAAGTTTCATAAACTGTTCCTACTGTTAAATTTCCACTTGCATTTGCTACTGCATTTGACGATACAACTTTTACACCAGCCGTCATTACACCACCTCCGTTTGAGGTTGGTGGAAATACTGAATCTGTTGCGGCATTACTGTTTGAACCTCCAACACTGAAAACAATATTACCACTAGCAGTAACATTACCACTAGCACCACAAGTAGCAGTTGCAGTTAACTGAGAACCAATTGTGGTAGTAAAATTACCAGAAATAGTACCACCACCAATAACAGGTGAACCACTTACATTTGGAATAGCAGTTGTGGTAGATGTAGATGTTGTTTGTGTAGCAGGAACTAATCCACCACCTTTATATAATTGGCTCATTAGTATTGGGTTACTATCGTTTCTAAACTCTGTTCGCATTTGACCCATGCTTATCTGTGTATTACCTACACTTCCATCAGGTAGAGCCATGACACTTACATCCTTGTTTATGGTTATCTAATTCTGTTTTTAATTCTTTAACAGCTTCTATCAGTAATGCAGTTAATTGTTCATATCTAACTGCTTTATATCCATCAGGTCTATCTGCTACAACTTCAGGTAATACTTTTTCTACCTCTTGAGCTATAACACCTACTTGATGTTTACGATTAAACAATTCATCTTCACCACCATGTGTTTCTATATATTCAGATGACCAATCAAACTCTACACCATTTATATCCATTACTTTGTCAAGTGCGTTTGGTATATTTACAACGTTTTCTTTTAGCCTTTGGTCAGATGTAAAGAAAGCAGTAATGTCTCCTGTTGCAGTCAATGCACCAGCAACTGCTATGCCACCACTAGTAGTTTGTAATCTATTTGCTCCACCATGATATAAATGAACTGTGCTACCATTTAATAATAAAGCACCATCTCCAGTGTCATCAACGTAAGAATTGCTACCATCGTGATAAATTTTTAAATCAGCATTTGCACCTAAATGAATAGAGTTTGAAGTTCCATTTGCCGCAGAATCAGCAGGTATGGATACTATACCTGCACTAGTTATATTCATTTTAGTGGTAGCAGCTTCACTTGAACCAGTTTTAAATTGTAATGTTGTTGGATTTGCAGTAGCACTAAAAGCATTTTCTGCTATAGCTACTATACTTGCAGCAACTGCTTGTCCATCAGCATCCCCAGACCCACTATCACTTTCATCAGGTGCTTGAAACTGTACTTGCCCTAATATATCATCTGTCTCAATAGCTGTCTCGCCTGTTTGTAATGTTAATGATACAGGATTATTGTCTGCTGTTGCTGTGTGTTTAAGTTTTAATCCTACATTATGGTCATGTATTAATTCTATTTCATTGTTAGCACCAAAAGTAATTTTACTATCATCGGCTGAAAGAGCTATACTGCCTGTCACACCACCTACTAAATTACCTTCTAGGTTTGCAACAAGTGTTCCTGTAGTTCCACTAAATACTTCAGAATTATTTGTTGCTGCAGTTAAGAGAGTAAACTTACCTTCACTGTCATCATACCCAAAGAAACCTACTTTGGCTGACCCATCGTTGTATTTAAATTCAATACCTCTATCTTTACTATCATTAGTGTTTGCCCCCAAAGTAATAATAGGGTCAACAATTGTTGTTACAGTGCTATTTATTGTTGTTGTCGTACCACTAACTGTGAGGTTGCCCCCTATGGTAACATTACGACCAAATGATGCATCCCCTGCTTCAGCCATATCTAATGTTAAGGCAGTTACTTCAGATCCAGCATCATCACCTTTAAATATTATACTTTTATTGGCTACAAGAGATTTAAGTGTCAGGTTATCACTAGTCATATCAATATGACCAACGTTTGTACTGCCATCTTTAAATATAATTTGTTCCCCTGCAGCATCAAGAACAATGTCTGTTGTAGCATCAATAATAATGTTTGCCGCACCATCTAATGTCATGTCACCAGAAGACAAAGCTATTGTTGTACCATCAATATTAAAATTATCAACATTTATACCTAAATTGGCAGTGACTGCAGTACCAAAGGTTATTCCTGTTCCAAGTATAATTTGTGATGTTTCTTGTCCTGCAATCATATTAGTAAATATAATTTCACTGTCTTCGTCTGTGTTACTTACATCTTTAACTTGTGTTTGTATTCTCGCAATACTTCTAGAAACTCCTGTGTCACTGTCAGCTTTAAATTGTATCATGCCACAGTAGTCGTCATCTGCAGGTGAAGCTGAATCCCTTTCAATAACAAGAATAGGACTTGCAGTAGTTGTTGCATCTGGTTCAGTGCTTTTAAGATGTAAAAGATTACCTGTAGTTACGGAAGATAAAATTAAACCAGTGTTATGTACATGAGTAAGAACAATATCATTATCTGCTCCAAAATTTATAATAGCACCATCTGACCCCATAGTAAGATCATCACCAATAGTTACATCACCAGATATGTCAACTCGTGTGCTTGCATCAATATCTACTATAGGAGCAACTATATCTATCTCGTCATCAGCAACAATATCTAACTCATTCTCTGCACCAGAGTGTATGTATATATCAGAATCTCTAAACTGTATTTTAAATGCAGTATCAACCAGTATATCTTCACCCAACCCATCTATATATGCCTTACCATCAATGTACAAATCTTTAAATTCATTACTATTTGGTATGCCTAAATCAAATTGACCATCAGAACTCGGATAAAATTGAGTAGTGCTTGTTAAAAACTGTTGTCCGGGGCCTATCTTTTCAATAGGTCCACCTTCACCATCAGTAGTACCATCGTGATTATGCCCACTGGTATTAAATGCCGCCGCTATTGCATCAAATTCAGCGTTGAAATCTGAAGCATTTATAACGTTACCTGTTGCTATCTCTGACTGTTTTAATCTATTTGGATAACCTGCCATTATCTTCTCCCATACTGACCATATTCTAATGATATAGCATCAAATGAATACGGTGGATTTGTTGAATTAGCTACAAATTGTAACGATACAATGTAACCTGATCCTTTTGTTTGTTTTGTAAATACAGATTTCAATGTACCCCCACTGTATTTAGCAGTATCATATACACTATCTGAAGCACCATATAAAAATACTCCTGTTGTTCCTGCTGTATTTTCTATATTTATTACGTTAGGTTCTATAACTCCACTTTCTGATAAATCAAATTTTAAAGCAAAATCAACATCAAGAGATCCTTGAGGGTCTGTATATATTATAGCCTTATATATTGTTTTACGCAAGCGTGGATCTGTAATAGGAAAGTATGGAGTAGAAAAAGTAGCTTCTATGTTAGCTCCATCAAGACTATTTCCTGATTCCATCTGGTATACATAACCATCTGCATTTGCAAAAACAGCTAATTCTTGTCCAGAATTTAAACTAGAGTGTGCAACAATTGCTTGCATCCCTTTTATTTCTGCCCAGTTAAAGGAAAC